GATATCAACACTAAGATTTGAAACAGATAATCTAAAAAAGACACAAAAAGTTTTACCTCTACGTTCTCAAAGAGAAAAATTACAAGAGGATATAGATACTAAATTAGCAAAGCTTAGTGATTTAGAGACTAGGCGCAAAGAAGTAATAGGTAAGACGGCAGAGGACTATGCTAATAGAAGGAGTAATGATGAAATTCTAAGGTTTTTATTGTTTAAAGATCAAGAGTTGACGGAGCATTTATACACAGATGATCAATTTGGTGATTTAGAAGTATGGGAGGTAACAAAATTATCTATTCTACATAATAATATTCAGGAAAGATTAAGTGATCAAAAAATACAAGAGGCAGTATTAAGACCGTTTTTTAATATGTATCTCTCTTTTTGTGAGCATTCTTATGCTTTTTATGAAAAGCCAATAACTCAATTAAGCATTTATCAGATAAGAGTTATATTATTTGGTAGAATGTTTTATAATATTTTTCAATATACTGAGGATATACCTGATCATATCAGAGAAGATCCCAAGAAATTATTAGCCTTCTCAGAGAGCCAGAGAAATAAAGACTCTAATCGGCCAATGATTAAAGAAGATGCTGATGCATCTACCATTTTTGGAGCTACAGATGAAGATGTGGCAGATCTTGGTGGTAAAAAAGGCGGTGTGAGTTTAACTTCAGAGTTAGAAAAACACGGTGGTAAGCTTGATATGAAACAAATGATGCGATTAGCTGGACATGATGTGTAAATCTTTGTGTAAATAATACAAAGGTTTAGGGACATGCCAGTAAGACTACAAGCAGAATTTATAGGACTAGAGAAAAGCGCTCAAGAAGCAGCCAAAAGAGCAGGGAGAAATCTTAAGCTAAATCTAGGAACTAGCGCAAAAAGTATTGAGGGTTTGTCTCAACCTCTTGGTAGGATTACTGGTAAGGCAGACCAGTTCACTAAATCAATGGAAGCCGCTAACGCAAGGGTGTTAGCTTTCGGTGCGTCTGTTGGAGTTTTAAATGCTGTAACTCAAGGTTTTAAAGATCTCGTCACAACGACGATTGAGGTCGAAAAATCAATGACAGCTATCAACGCTATCTTGGGGAAGACAAGTGGAGAATTAAATAGATTCAAAGGGGCCATATTCGATGTCGCTAAGAATACAGAACAATCTTTTGCCACTGTAGCTGAAGCTGCATTAGAGTTAAGTAGGCAAGGTTTATCAGCTGAAGAAGTAACAGGAAGATTAAATGATGCTTTAATATTAGCCCGACTTTCTGGTCAAGGAGCTGCCGAGGCTGTCGCGGGTTTAACTTCTGCTATTAACGGATTTAAAAAATCAGGAATAACAAGCGCACAGGTAGTTAACAAATTTTCGGAGGCAGCGAAGAACGCTGCGGTATCTGAGAGAGATCTGGCAGAAGCATTTAAGCGAGCTGGTGCTGTTGCAGGACAAGCTGGCGTTAGCTTTGATGAGTTAGCGGGTATTGTCAGTGCTGTGCAGCAAAAGACCTCAAGGGGAGGAGCTGTTATTGGTAACTCATTTAAAACAATTTTCACTAGACTACAAAGTCTGGATAAGCTGCAAACAATGCAGAATTTAGGAGTGCAGGTAACTGATGCATCTGGTGCCATATTAAACGCCACGCAACTAATTAAAAATTTAGCAGCTTCCATATCTGATTTGCCTGAAGCTAAACAACTTCAAATAGCAGAAGATTTAGTTGGTAAATTTCAAGTGGCACCTTTTGTTTCTATTCTAGAAGACTTTAATGATCAGCAATCAATAGCAATCAAGCTAACACAAATTTCACAAAACGCCTCCACAGCTGCCTATGAGCGTAATGAAGCTCTAAATCTTACGTTAGCGGCTGCCATAAACAAAGCGACTGTAAATTTAAAAGAATTATTTGATACTCTTGGCAAGATAGGAGTGACAGAGAATTTACAAACCATCATAAAATTTTTTAGTGGACTAGCTGAAAACATAACTGAGGTTTTAGAGGGCGATAGTATCGGTAGTAAGTTTGCCAAAGGTCTAGTCAAAGGTATCGGAAATGTTTTATCTGGTCCTGGGTTAGCAATCTTTGGTGCTATAATTTTAAAGTTAACTGCTGATCTAGCTAAGTTTGGGGTAGGCTCTTTAGCAACTTTCTTCGGCATAAACAAAGCAGCTAAAGAACAAGCGACTCTTCAAGGGCAAATAGCATCTACTCTTTTAAACAGTAAATCTGTTCAAGAGAATATTCTAAGAATAGAAAGAAAACAAATAAGCGCTGAAGAGAAAAAAGCGCAACAGACAAAATTTTTCACCACTGCCCTTAAAGAGCAGCTAGCTATAATGCAGACAATGCAAGGCATAGCGGGTCGTGTGGCACCTGGAGTTATGGCTGCAACAAAAGCAGGTAGAGGTAGAGGTGCTTTTGGTAGAGGAGCTGGTGGATTTATCCCCAACTACAATGCAGTCATGGGTTACGCTCCTAACTTTGCTGCCGAAAGTTCTGACATAGCTAGAGGTGTTGGCGGTGCTCCAAGGTCTGCTAGACCTGTTGCTATACCTAATTTTAATTTTGGTGCAGGACAGCGAGGGACGATGGTTGCTAATACTAGTGAGTTTATGGTGCCTAATTTTGCTGGCACAGGAGGCTCTGCAATATTTAATCGTGACATGGTATCTTCTATGGGGATGCCAGCTGGAGCTAAGAGTATTGGTGCGGCTGGGGGTTACGTTCCAAATTTTGCCGCTGTAAATGTTCCTTTTGCTGCGATGTTAGTTCCTCAAAAATTTTCTGGTAAAAAGCCACAAATTGGAAAAGCAGGTGGTAAACAATTTAAATTTAATGCTTTTGGTATTTCGGCAGCTGCTGAAAAAGTTAGAGAGGAAAAAGACTTAATTAAAGAAGTCGGTAGTTTAGCAATAGGCATAGCTGAAAGAGAGGCTAAAATCATGACTGGTGGGAAACCTAGAGCTGACAAGGTTGATAAACTAGCGAATACAGGATCAATAAGTGCTTTAGCTGGCACAATATTTGAGACTGCTTTAAGTGCGTTATTGAGGAGTAAAGATTTTGATTTTGGAGAAACTGCAACCTTTGATTTTGTAGGGAAAAAAGCAATACAAGATATATCAGACATATCTCCTGGATTACGTGGAGGTGTAGTTAATTTTCTAGAAGCTAAAATAGGCTTTGGCCCTAAAACCAATGACAGCATGGCTAGAAAAATACTTAAGTTCTTTGGACCAAGCGCCACTGGTAAAAGTATAACGGCAGCTGGAACAAAAGAATTAATAAAAGCGCAAGAAAGAGCTGGGTCAAAAGCAGGTTTTCAAGGTCTTCAACAAAGGACTGGGATGCAGTTTCGTAGAATAGCTTCTGGTGGATACATACCTAACTTTGCGATGGGAGCTTTAGATCAAGCTATCGCAAGAGAATCTGCGGCTGGGTTACCCATAAATCAAATAAGAATAAATCAAGATTCCTCACTAAGAAACGCTGGAAACCCAATGGGTCTTGCTGTGACGAATACTAGAGATGAGCCTACTGGTGCTATTCCAAATGCTGCCAAAGGTTTTATACCGAACTTCATGGTTTCACCAAGTGTATTGGCAAGATCTGATCGTTCTACTTCTTCATCTTCACCAGATAGTGTCAATAAAGGCACTGGGGATTTGTTAACAAAACTTTTTGCAGTTCAATCAGCATTCATGTTGTTAACACCCATCATGGGCGAAATGACAAATCAAAGTAAAGGTATGGCTACTGCCATGAATGCTCTTAACGTGGCAATGTCAGCTATGTTTGTTACTTCAAGTTTTGGAGCTGCAAATGTGGGTAGATTTTTCACAGGACAACTTGGAGCTGGAGTAGTAGGTTCTGCTAGAGGTGCTTTTGCAGCGGGAGGAGGTGCGAGAGGATTGATAGGTAGAGGCGCTGGTAAACAAAGTCTTACTTTACTTAAAGGTTTAGGTGGTGCCGCTCTTGCTGCGGCTGGGCCGATAGCTGGTTTAGCAGCCGCTGCGGGTGTAGCTGCTATTGCATTTGATCAATTTAGTGGTAATGCAAAAAGAGCTACTGAAAGACAAAAATCAGCAGATAAAGAGACTGAACGAGCTAATAAACAATTAGCTTCTTTGGGTCTAAGCATAGAGGATCAAACCACTATCATAAACAAAGCTCAGGCAGCTGCTCAAGAAAGAGTTCTAAAAATTGCTGGCACAGGTGGAATTCAAGGGGTGAATCCACTCTTTAGGCAGAACGACCAAGCATTTGCAAGAGATCCAGAAAAGGTAAAAACTGATCCTGTTACTGGAGAAGAATTACCCGAACCATTTTTTGAAGGGTTGGGGAGAAATATTCGTGGTTTGTTTAGAGTTGCGAAGAGGCCATTTCTTTTAGATCCACTAAGGGAAGGGGAAGGCCAAAGACAGCAAGGACGGAATATTTTTCCAGGTTTTGATAAACCAGCGAGAGAAACTCTTGCAAAAGAAATAGCTAATGCTCAGAAAACTGGTTTAGTAAGAAGTAGAGTTGAAGTCGATGCAATCGTAGCTAAAATAATGGAGGCAACTGATCCTTCGGTTGGTGGGAAACTGGATCAACCAACATTTGATGGTTTTATCGCTGATTTGAAAAATATTGGTAGATTTCCGTCTGGAAAAATAGCTGATAAAATTGCTAGATCTATTCCTCAAGAAGAATTAGCAGCGTTTGGTAAACAATTAGCTTTTGAAGCTGAAGTAGAAAAAAGAGGGATATCAGATATGCCAGTTGCTCTTCAGGTGATGAGAATCAACAGGCTGCGCCCAGAATTAGGGTTACTTAAGGGAACTGATACAGCAGATTTATTCGGAGCAGATAGTGCAAGAAGAAGAATTTCTCGAAGATTTACTGCGGGAGTGGGGCCAGAGAGGGGTTTCACAGCAACAGCTGCTGATGCTATTACAAAGCAATTAGGAGAAACACTAAATTTTGAAGAAACAATAAATGCACAAGCAAGAATAGCCAATCAAATTTTCAAAGAAAGAGTGCAACACGCAGCAAATTTGGCTAAATTAAATACTAAAGAACTCGATCAAGCCAAAGATCTATTGACTATAGCTAGATCAAACGCTGACATAGGCACAATAGAATTAGATCAAGCTCAGAAAAACTTAACAATTATAGATGCAGCTAATAAGAAAAGAGATAAAGCTGTTCAAGCAGCAGCTGATATTGTCAAATTAGGAGATGCTTTAACATCTGAGGTCGCAGATGAGCTTGAGCTTAAAAAATTAATAGCGGACTTAGATAATGGAACAGTAACTTTTGAAGAGACTAGAACAAAACTTATTGAAAAAGCTAAAAATTTAGTAGAAGAGCAAAATTCAGCTTTTGGATTACAAATTCAACAGAAACTTAACGGTCTAGAAATTGATGAAAAAACTATTGATAAAGCAAAAGCACGGCAATTGATAGAACAGCAGATTACTAATGAAATAAGAGATAGAAATAATTTTGAGGAAACAATGATTCTAAGGGCCGAAGCTAGAGAATCTAAACAAAGTTTTTTCATGCAACAAGGTATTAGAGAGGGTATCCAAGAAAAAGATATCAGGCTGCAAAGATTAAGAAATCAAACGCCTTTAAATCCAATTGACGCTAGAAATCAGCAGCTTGAAATTATAAATATAGAAAATTTGAGAGATAATTTAAGTAGGATAGGCGATAGGGCTGCATTCGATAGACAACAAAGAGCAGATGCAGCAAGCCAGCTAACTGCTTTTAGAACTGGTATCAGTGGAACGGCTCTATTGGAACCAAATGACGCTTTTGATGTAATGTCAAATGTCCTGGGAGGTAGACTTCCTAAGAAGGGCGCTCTACCTGAAGAACTTTTTGAAGGTTTAGATGCTGCACAATTAGAGAATCAAATAAGACTTATTCGTAGTGCTTTGATAAGAAGAATTAGAGGTGATAATCCAGATAAGAACGTCATGGTAGATCCTACAATAGCGACTGCGGGAACTGGCAGTGTAGCTGGACCTACAATTGATAACCAAACTAATAAATTATTACAAACATTAAGTAATATCGCAGACAACGTAAGACAAGCAAGTAAAGAATTTGAAGAAATAGCTAATAATGCTGAAGATCTTAAAAAAGAAGCTGATAAGGTCAGAGCAATTCTCAGAGCACCATCAATAGATGATGCAATGAAATCCTCAATTGAAGGTCTTATAATGGGACAAGGACAATTAGGTTTTCAAGCTGCCACAAGCCCTAACGCTTTTGATCAAGCCAGAAACAGATTAAGAGCAAGTAGAAATCAAGCCTTTATAAGTCGAAATTTATCAGTTAACCCAGATGGAACAATATCCGTAGCAGAAGACGCATTAGAGAATCTTGAGAATTTAAATAGGACAAACCAACTCAGTGACTCTCTAATTTCAGCATCTGAAACATTTGCTCAAAATATAGGTTCAGCTATGGTTGATGCCATTGCTAGAGGTGGTGATTTAGGCGATGCCCTTATGAATGCAGCCGCTAACTTTGCTGGAATGCTATCTACAACATTAATGCAAAGTGCTGTGGATGATATAGTTCGTGGCACAGGTGTGGGGGGTATAATGGGAGGCTTTGCAGATTTCTTGAATAGAAATACTGGCGGTATGATCACAGGTGGTTCTGGGACTAAAGATGATGTCCCAGCTCTTCTAACTGGTGGTGAGTTTGTTATGAGGAGAAGCGCCGTTAATAAGTTTGGCCCTAGATTTATGGAGGCTATAAACTCTGGGCAAATACCTAGATTCAATACTGGAGGCTTATTTACGCCTGGAACTTTTGGGCAAGGAGCGATTGAAGGTAAATCTAATTTACTCAACTTTGCTACACAATCATTTACTGGCGGTGGTTTTGATCGTGTAGGTGGTGGTGGAGGGTTAGGCTTTGCATCGTTAGAACCACAAAGTGGTAGGCTTACAATGTTTGGTCGCCGCAATAGCCCCATGTTCCAAAGAGAACAAGAGTCTAAACGCGCAGCATTTGGACTCTTTGTAAGACAAGAACAGTTAGAACAACAAGAAAGAGAAAGAGCTAAACAACAAAGAAAAGCTTTATTAGGATCAGTTGTGGGACTAGTGGCCTCGATAGCACTAAAAACAATTACTAATAAAGCATTCAATAAATCTCAACCTACTGGTCAATTAAAAGATCCAAAACAAAATATTATGCTCGGTGGAGGTGGTCGTTTTGATAGTTTTGGAGATATGAACACTTCTGTCAGACCTACTGGTAGAGTTAGAGTCGGTGGTGCTTCAAATGTATTTACCCCTCCACTACCTGCCCCCAATCAAGATTCAATGGATCTATCCGATCCAAACCTTGTTGCTCCCCCTCCAGAGGTTGCTGGTCTAACTCCACAGCAAGCATTGTTAGCTAGATTACCTATGTTTGGTGGACGGATTGGTCGAAGAATTGTTAATGCGATAGATCGTTCAGCAATGAAACTTATGACTTTAGCATTTAATTTACGTGAGCGACTAGGTTTATTTGATGAAGACTTTAACCCAGACAACCCTCTTCTTCCTGCTCTTCCAAAAGCAACTGGTGGTTACATTTCCCCAAGAGCTGGCATTGATAATGTTCCCTCTATGCTCTCTGGTGGTGAGTTTGTAATGAACGCTGCTGCTACGCAGAGAATAGGCGTTGGCAACTTAGAAGCTGCAAATGCTGGCGCAGTTGGTGGTGACGATAAAGAAGCTGTCATAAACCGACTAGATCAATTAATAGCGGTTTCTAGTGACAGAGGTGAATCCATAATTAATATAACAATTAATTCAGATGGTTCTGAAAACCAAGATGGCAATGCGGAAGAGGATCAACAAAACTTGGCTAAGAAAATCAAAGATGTTGTTAGACAAACAATTAGCGACGAGAAAAGATTAGGAGGGTCACTAAGAAGAGTATAAAATGTTTGAATCAAAATTAAACTACGACTCCCATTTCTTTATTGATGGTGAGGAGATATCTGGAGTTGACTCTGTAGACATAGGCTACAGTAGCTCTGCAAAAGTATCTAATCCTTTAGGGTATCATGCGGGTGTTATGACAGTCGGAGGCCCTACTCAACAAACGGTGTCTGTATCAAGGTATTTAATTTCTAATACTCCTTTAGAATCAGTATCTCAAGGACAAAATTTTAGTGGTAGTTTAAATTATGAAGGTGCGGCTTATGGTTTTAAAAGTGGCTACATGACCAGTATGTCTGTAAATTGTGCGGTAGGAGCCATACCTAGAACTAGTTATAGCCTTGTTGTTTATGATGAGCTAAGGTCAGGTGCAAATGCATCAGGCACTGCTACAAGCGCCATAGACATACCAAGTCAAGGTTCTATATCTATCACTTGTGATAATATTACTAGCAATAGAGTTATAGGTTTTGATTATAGTGCCACATTTAACTATAAGCCTTATTACACTATTGGATCAGAGCATCCAGCTGATGTTAAATATATATCACCCACAACATACAATGCTACTGTCCAACTTGAGGTTGACGATGTTATGCCAAAAAGTGGATATAGTTTTTTGACAGAAGACAAAAATAATGACAGTCCACTCGGCAATTCAAGAGTCACTTTAAGCGTTAAGGGAAGAGATGGCGCAACCATACAAACATATTCTGTTCCTTCACCGTCTTTAGTTTCAGAACAATTAAGTTCTACTGCTGATGGATCATTAAGATTAACTTTAAATTATGTAGGACACCAGTAATGGCTGAAAGTTTATTTTATAATAGGGATTTAAACATCTCAGGAATAACAGTTCCAAGCGAGTTAGATGGCCTATCTTTAACTCCAGTCTACGGATCTGAAGCACGTTTTTCTTCTGAAGCGAACACTTATCTGACAGATGATTTTTATTTCAATTCAATACCCTTATCTGTCAATAGTTTAACAGCAGAGTTCAATGTTAGATATGATGTAAATGAGACAAACGCAAGAAAGCTGGTAGCATTTTTAGAAAATCAATCTGGCGACAAGCAAATAGAATTTATTCCAGACACAAGGACCTATAAAACTTTATCTGGTTTTTGTAACAATTATGCTGTCAATTTTATTAACAACCAGCACCTAGAAGTAGGAGTAAGTATAGCAGTAGATGGCGCTCCTACTTTACTAAATTGGTCTGGTGGTAATTTTGCTAATGTGGCCTTTCAGGGTTGGACTCCTTCCACATCTTATAAAAAATATGATGTTGTTTTTAGTGGTGTAAATCAAAACAAACTAGATAATTTTTATTATTGTTCTGGTGATCACTCATCAAATGAATCTAATAGTCCTACTGGAGCGTCAACTGCTTGGAGTCAAAAGTTTTTCTTTGAGCCTGATATTGGCACTAATAACAATGTTGATATAAAAGCTGACATACAAAATTATAAAAACTCATTTAGACAAAGGTTAAAGACTAAGGATAATATTTCTACCTTTGATATGAGTTATACATTCTCTAACATTAGCGATCATCAATTAAAATCTATGATCCATTTCTTAGAGAGAAAGGGTGGCTATAGAAGATTTGAACA